TTGTCCATTAAAAATTTATTCTTAACATTCTGAAGAGATGTGTATTTATGTTTGTGCAAATTGTCTTGATCTAAATACCATGCTTTGACCAATCTATCTGGCATCAAGCAGACCTTTCTTTGATGTCTTATAAGTAAATCTAATACAAAATAATATAATGGCCCCATCTGTTCTTTGAAATTAGTGAACAAGTACATAAATTGTATTGGAATGAAGCTTGGTCCCCACTTACTTTTATCAAAGGTGATATGTATTGGACATCTCAGATCTGTGTATTTTTTTGATCTATGGAGGAGTGATTTAATGCTATCATTTTTTGTGTTACCATGTGTTAGAATCTCTCTACTATCTGTTTTGCATATATTTCTGGATATAGTTTCTAACACATTGATCCTGATCCTATTTGTGATAGGTAGAATTAGAATCTCTCTAACTCCACCAATCTGATTCTTTTTAAAAACTTGATAAAAAGTCTTTTCATGCTTGTATTTCTCAACCACATCGAACGATGTGGACAAATTCTCCCTTAACAGTGACATGACAGCATTTACACACTTGGTTCTCTGATTCTGTCTAAGGATTTTTGGATCATATGTTGTATAATTCATAGTAGCTGTTGATTTATAGGTTGCAAAATCATCCAATGTCTTATTAACATTCCTAGATAAACAAGCTCTTTTAATTTCATCATGCAGTGGATCCATGTGATCATTTCTGAGCAATTTTGAACCAATCTCAATAGCTTTTCTTGAAAATTGATGTAGATGAGGTTTCCTTATAATTCTTTTAGCATATTCAATATCATCACCATTGTCTTCGCCATAAATCATCCCTTCTTTTTTAGATTCTCTGAATGATTCTTCACCCTCAATAATTTTATCCAACACCTGAAAACTAGCATGAGTGGGATCATCCTGATTTTTATTAAATAACATTGTGAAGTACATTTCACATAGTATTTCATGAAAACTAGTCAAGCCGTCTGGCTTGATGATCATCCTAGGGAATAAGAGTATAGATCCTCCAAAAGTGTCATTTAAGACTTGAGTTTTTTGATCATATCTGATCCTACCGAATATGCAATTCCCTTTAGGTCGCCAGAGCTTCATCTTATTGTGAAATGAGATTGAACATTTTAGTAAATACAACTGTAGAGGGGATCTTATTGGCTCTGACATTTTCTGAAACACAGCATCATATTGAGGGGTTATGGAAATGGATGTCATGAACAAATACCTCAACTGTTGTAATAATTTGGATGTGCTCCGTCTGTCTTCCAAATATATCATAGTAATCAACCCCAAAGCATCTGTCTTATCTGAATTATACAGGCCTACTAGACTCTGATTTTTCATCATATCAAAAAGATCATCTCTATCTGTCATCATTGAAATGAAGTCCTCTTCTTCATTGAATCCCTTCTTTTCTATGAATTCAAGTACACTGTATTCTCGAGTTTTCAATGATAA